GACAAGTGTGGATTCTAAATTCTTAATAAAATCGCGCATTGAGTTAGAGTGTGCGCTTTCGCCCTCAACAACGTACCTGACAACCTTCTCTTGTTGCTGCTCGCTTCTATCAGGCAGTGCAGTAGAACCTTCAGGCAATCCGCTTGCTACCGGCGCAGATGGTGAGGTGCCACCGCTAATCGCTGCCCCTGATGCTGACTTACTTCCAAAAGATGTAGATCGTATAGAGTTAATTTGCTGCAAGCCTTGAGCCAGCATTAAACCGGCAGGGATTAAGCCCCACGGATAGCCGCCGCCGTTATCAAACGATTTCATCACCGCGCTTGGTAGAGTGGCGATTGCATTAGCTAAAGCAAAAGCTTTCTGTAACTCAAAAGCCTCTTTATTTTGCTTGGCTGCATTGGATAGCATTAAAGATCCAAATTTAAGCGAATTCTTATACTCACCCTCTTTTATTTTCTGAGAAAATTCAGCACTTGCTTCGGCAGATCCAGATTGCAAGTTATAAAGCCGGTTAAGGTAATCTTGCTCCTGCTCTAATAGTTTTTCTTGTTTGCGCTTTTCGCGCTCAATCTCGCGCTTTTGTTTTTCGGTCAATTCTTCTGAATCTTCATCAACCGGTGCAATCCCTGTAGATTTCCCCGCTTCTGCAATACTACCTTTAACTTCGGCTTTTGCTAATTCAGCCGTTTTGTAGGCTTCTGCCGCAGATACAATGCCATCAATCTCGACTTGCGTTCTTTTTTCAATTAGCGCAATCTCTTTTTCGCGTGTTTCAGCACTAAAAATGTTTCCTATTGTTGCTTTGAATTTTTCAGCCGCGCCGCCGATTTTAGTAAAAAATATCTCAATACCAGCAAGCGTTTGAACCATTGCAACACGCGCATCAGTAATGCCTTCCGTTAGCCAGTCTACAGATTCAATGGCGATATCAAGTATACCTTTTGCGCCGCTTTGGTCTGCTGCAAGTTTTATGATCAGTTTATCGAAAGAGTCACCAAGATTAGAGACTTTACCGTTTAAAGTGTCCATTTGCTTGGACATTGCCCCGGCAAATTTATTCTTTCCGATATCCTCAAGATACCCGGTGATGTCTTTTGCGCTATTTCTTACGGTAGTCGTTACACCCTGAAAGGTGAATTTAATTTCATCACCCTGAGTTTTAGCTTTAATACCAAACTCTTTTAGTCGCTCAAATTCTCCGGTAGAGGCGTCAGCGACCGCTTCGATCATTTGATCGAGACTCTTACCCATTGCGGATGATGTATTACCGAAACTTCTTAAAGATTCCTCTGTTGGATTAATTCCTAGTGCTTTTAATTTAATAAACGCGCTAGTGATTTCCTCAACCTGGAACGGAGTATTTTTGGCAAACTCCTGAATACCCGCCATAGCCATAGTCGCTTTTTCTGCGCTACCCGTAACAGTCTCAAGAGATACGGCCATCGTCTCGAATGATGCAGCCGTTTTAAAGAAATTACCTACAGCGAGGGTGCCAGCAAACGCAGTAACAGCGGAGCCGAGCATCCCAAAAGATGAGCCTAGTTTTTTATTTTGCCCTTCTGATTGTTTAGATTGCCTTTCTAATTTATCAAGGCGCTTAGTCGCTTTGACGATATCATCAGAAAGTATCTCTATTCCTAATTGTGCTATATCAGCCATTACGCCAAGCCTCGTCCACTTCAATCATTAAAGAGCTTTCCCATGACGTTAATTCAATGCCGGTAGCACGTGAATACGCATCAATCTCTAAAAACCCTATTTTGTCACAGCCTCGCCGCATCTCGATAAACATATCCCATAAATACGACAAATCGGGATTTAGTTCAGGCTTGTCTTTTAAGCCTTCTGTTTCGATATTCGATGACTTTTTAACCTGCTCCCATTGCTTTATCCGGCTAACTTTTGAACCTTCATCATACCCGTTTGCATAAGCCATCCATTTAACAAACTTAATCAGGTTATCCGCTAGCCCTTGGTAAAATTTGCCCGATTAATAGTAAACTCGTCAATTTGATCCATTAAATAAGGCGCATTAAGCAAGAGTTTTTCAGCCTTTGGTTTACTGAACTGAACCTCGTTACCTTTATCAGTAAGACCTTCCCAGCCCAATAATATTTCAGATAACGCCTTGCACCGCATTGACTCCATATCTGAATCTTTATCAGCAAGGATTTTACGCTGCAGGTCTGTTTTAGCCTTCCGGTATCGTTTCGAGTCCATCCCGGCAAGAATAAAATAAACATCTATTTTTTTGCCGTTCTGGTCTCTTACCTGCATCTTCGCACCATTTTCATGGGCGTCTAATGTTGATAGGTCGTTAATATCCATTAAACAGGATTCCTTTCAATCGTGATATTTGATCCTTCTGTGCTGTCATATAAAGCCACAAAAGGAAGCGATAAGGACACCTCGCCTTCACCAGATACGTCAGGCTGACCGCCGTTATACTTGATATTAGGGAATGTGAAGTCGTAAGTATTACCGTCTGGATCTTGCAGGACAAAAACTAAACTAGACGCTGTTTCATTAATGAATTTATCTAATAATGCTTTGCTCTGGAAATAAACGCCAAGCGTACCCGTTACACGGCTCTTGCCGATTGATGGTCTATCGGTTAATGCTGAACCAACCGTGAATAATGGGCTTAGTCCGTTCTCCAGCGTCATCTCAACTGAGGTGACAGTGGCAATCGCGCTGCCGCCCTCTGTGATGGTGCCTGAGAAGCTATCAAAAGGCTCGGTGGTTGTCGCTGCGCCGTAACTTGAACCTGAGATCGCGGTTGTTGAGATTGCGTAATCTTGAGCGATACAACCAAACGTACCCGTGATAATCGCATCCGGTGCCACTGAAAGATTAAAGGTATTAAACTCTAAGCCGGTATAACGATGATACTCAGGTGTGGCTAAGTTTTGGAATCGGCGCTCAACCGTAAAGCTGCGGCGTGTTGTACCTGCCTGTAATTGGTCAATACCTACGCTCGGCGTATCTGCCGCCCACGTACCGCCTAAAGTCGCTTCTAAGAAATCGTCAAAGGTTGTGTAGGATAATTCGATACCAATATCACCGGCAACTGATTTGTTACCGTGTCGGTAATGTGCAATTTGTCTATCGGCGCGAATCTCTGCCGATTCTAAAGCGGATTTAGTTAATCCTAAATTACATGATGTATGGCGAATGTCAGCAAGCGTAGGCGTTGCCGGAGTCGTTCCATACGTTGCTTCTGCTATGTATGCCATTGAGTGTCTAGCACCCGTCGCTGTCGTTCCCATTTTTAACTCCTCGCTTCAGTAAATGCTATGTAACTTATTTCAACAATAATCTGGTACCACCCATCTGGATTATTAAACCCTACCTGGCGGCTTACGTTTCTAATTCTTACCGTGCGGCTGTTGTATGTTAAATCAGTACCGCGTTTAAAATGATTTGCTATCGTATCGGCCATTGATAACGCCTCACCTTTTCCTTGCCCTGCTTCTGAGAATATATCTATTTGATACACCCCCAGATTTTGATCTGTTCCTGTAGTCCCTAATGTAGCCTGAACCACATCACCGGCTAACAGAGTAGGTCTAATGTATAACGTGCCCATTGAAGGGTCGTAAGAGTAATTCTCCCATGCTATAGGCGGCTTACCGGCCATACTATTAAGATGGCTTTCAAGCGCTGCACTTATGTCAACAAAGACGCTCACTTACTTCTTGCTCTCATTTTAACGATGTGCCGAAACTCAGCTACCGTGACCTTAACCATACCCAAAGGACGCTGGTCGCTATGCCCGTCCTCAATCGCTTCGGCGTATGGCAAGTTATTGATAAAAAATACCGAATCACCAAAGTCATACCTATCAACAACACTTTCTGAATCTTTTAACGCCTTACTTCCAGTTTTGTCTTTCGTTCCAGTTATTTCCTTAGATGGCGTATTTATAGACGCCTTCCAGTTAGCCCTTAAACGCCCTGTGTCAACAGGTGTGCGCTTAACGATGCGGCCAAACAAGTCCAAAGCAGTACCGCGGAAAATAGCGTCATGCGCTTTCACGGTCTTGTTATTAAACTTTTTAATCTGGTCGCTAAAACTCATTTTCTTAATTGAGCCTCGTAAATAACTACTGTTCCAGCCGGTGAAGTCGGTTTAACATTCATTACCCGATAAACCTTGCTATCTATCGTTGCCGTGTCACCTGGTACTGGCTCCGTGTCTATCGCTTCCATTACAAAACGAATATCGCCACGCTTAACAATCTCACTATCTATCTCGGTTTTGTTGTAATCAAACGCCGCACCGTAGCCGGTAAAGGTTGTTGTGCTCGTTGTGTTCGCGCCCAGTATTGGGTCGAATCCACTTGATACTTCACGACTAAAAGTTACTAACTGCCCTTTGTCTTGCAAAAGACCAGAAGCGACACTTTTTAAACTCGTGTAAAGCGTCATCCTCTTACTACCGATCCAGAATTCATCACAAAGTCAGCTAACAGGCGATTAACAATAGGGAATGACGGTTGATTGCTTGCGCCTGATTCGTATTCAACCTCAATAACGTCAACTTTCTCGCGCTTGGTCTGCTTGGCTTTATCAATATTTATGCTGATAGATGTGCCGCCAACAATTAAAAACATGATCTCAGCGGTTGCTTGCTCAAGTTTGGTAGGTATACCGACCTCCATTAACCCGCGATCATTATAAATATAATTACGCGGCCAATCTAAGGCCTGTCCAGATGAATATATTTCACCTTTCCAGTTATACGCACCATCAAGATATTGGGTCGCCTGTCTTGCTGCGATCTCTTTTGCGCTAGTGGTAGCGGCGTCCCATGTGGCGTCTGCGCCTTTATAAGCTGCAATATAAGTATCAGCGTCAGCCGTAGAAATATAGCTTTCTGCTGTGCTTAAGCCGGTGCCATCTTCTACTATTAGCGCCATCTAAATTACTTCTTTTTTTCTTGCTTTTTAGTTTCTTGTTTCTCAGGCTTTTTAGCTTCTTTCACGTAAGCCTTAGAAGCAATTAATTCTTTAGCGTCTACCGCTTCACATTCAAGAGCTGCGCCCGTTTTAGCGTCATATACTGTAGCCATTTGATTTCTCCTTAAAGAAAAGCCGCCCGAAGGCGGCAATCAGGTTAGTTTTTAGTAAGGAAACAGTCGTAGTCGATACTTGGTGAAGTACCGCCTAAAGTCGCTGTGACACGGATAAATGCTGAATCAGCGTCAAGCAGCTCTGCAATCTTACCGTTCAAAGGAATATCTAAACGGCCAGTTCCTTGAGTGCCACCAATATCCGGCATTGTTGCAATGGCGG